CAGCACATTAAGGATGCTATAAACATCTTTGGCTACGCCTATGGCTATACCAATATTGTAAAGCACTTTAATCAATTCACTTATCGCGGTCAGCAGATGGAGGTCGTTGAGAATGATCCCGCTGCACAAATCCAGATGTTTTATATGGAGCCAGAATGGCATCACCCTATCACGGGACAGGATTACAGGCAGCCAGGTTTCAAGAAACACCATGATCATCAGTACAAGATTAATGGTACATATTTGGAATCAACTAGAGCGTGGGATTGGTGGATTCCCACTATGAAAACTTTTGATGAAATCTGGGTGGGTAATCAATTCTCTGCCGATGCAATTGCAAATTCTGGCGTAGATGTCCCAACACATATATTCGAGCTTGGTGTTGATGATATGTGGAAGCCCCTTAGAAGGGGTAATCGGAATAAGATACGATTCCTGCATGTTGATTCGGACAGTAAACGAAAAAGGGCTGATCTCGCAGAGCGAGCTTTCCTTAAATTATTTAAAGGTAATAATAATTTTCAGCTAACATTGAAACATCATGGGCACGGAGCGGAAGGCGGCGGCTTCAGTGTCATGGATCTTTTCAATGGCAAAGCCCCCGCCATGGAAGAAAATATTATCAGGATATTTAAAACACTGACTCAGGAAGAAATGGTTGAGCTGTACCATCAGCATGATATTCTTATCTACCCAACAGAAGGAGAGGGCTTCGGGCTAATCCCTCTTCAGGCGTTGGCTACAGGAATGCCAACAATTTCAACAAGTAAGTGGTGTAGTTACGAAAAATATCTTGGCGGTAATATCATTGAGTCAACAATGGGTAAGACCCAGCATTCCGGCTATCACACTGGTGATGTCATACTCCCCGATTTTGATTCAACAGTGGAGTTGATGAAGAATGCGGTTGAAAATTTTGATGCTCAATGTGATTTTTATTATAAACAGGCCCCGAAAGTTATCAAGGAATACAACTGGCAGAGTCAATGTGACAAGATGCTAAGCGGCTTGATTAAGCGGGTGGGTATTGATATGTTCAAGCCAATTGGGAAAGTGTCTAGAAAGAAATACATATACTTCCAAAGTGGTTCGGGGTATTCTACGCCAAACGGTATTCGTTTTTCAAGGGACAATCCGATTCATAAAGTCCCTGAGGATGAGTACGATCATCTGATCAAGAACCCCTCGTTTAGAGAACCTACTGATCAAGAGATTTTATTGCACTTTAAGTGATACTATAGATAATGAAGGAGTTTGCGTGATTATTATTGGTGTGAGAACATATCTGTGCCATTGCGCACAGCCTATTCCTCAGGATCCACTTTGTGGTGACAGGGGGGTGGAAGACGATGAGTAGGAGCTTGTATGAGGAAAAAGATTATGCAGAGAATCGAGGATCTGGAGTCTCAGGAGAAGCGTATTCGCAGAGCCCTAGAGATCCAGACGAGTCGGTATTGGAGAGAATACTATCTTACGGAGCAGCTGCATGACGCTCTGGTATTTTGTTCGTCTGATAAAGATTCGTTTGTTATCCGGCGCTTGGAAGCAATTCGGGCATATGAAGAAGTTAGAGGCAACAAGAAAAGAAGTTCCTAGTGAAAAGAACTGAGCAAGAGGAGATTAAGAGGGATAAGGCGAAAGCTGTTAAGAACTCTGGTCGTGGGATTAGGAAGGGTGATGCTTCTTTGAATAAGTTTCTTTTGGATTATAAGCATAATGAGAAAACTTTTACTTTAACTTTGAAGGCGTGGGCTAAGATGCGTAAGGATGCATGGAATTCTAACTATAAATACCCTTGTATTTCTGTTGTGTTCGGAGAGAATTCAGAGACAAAGGTCGCTATAATAGACTGGGAAGTGTTTCAAGAACTTGTGAAAGGAAGCGATTATGAGTAAGGTAAATAAATATGTTCTCTTTTGTGACAAAATGTCTCATTGGCGGTCTTTTGGTGTAAGTTATAACTGGGATGATGGTCATTATTTTGGCTTTTATGTATATAAGTATCACATTGGGATACAGAGGACTTTAGTAAAGCAGGCTGTTGTTAAGACAGAAGATCTTAGAAAGGATCAATAAGTGCCAGATATTATAATTAACAAGGAAACTTTGGCTGAGCAAATGGGTGACAAGGCTGATGAGTTTTTAGAATGTATCCGTATAGTTGAGGATATTATTGTGAATCCGGATCATTATCTGTCTGGGCAGGCTATCAAGTATGCTAATATATTAGCGGCGTATAGAACACTGATGATTGTTAAATCCCAGGCCTTCAAAAGAAAGTCTTCGGTTATGAATGATCAAGATAAATTTGTAAACGATATATGGAAAACCATGTATGAAGCACTAACGGAAAATATTAATGCACTAAAATTAGCTGCAAAGGGCGGTATGCAATGAAATCACTAAAAGTATTGAGAGCCCCCAAGGTAATTCCTGTCCCAGTTGAAAAGATAACATCTGTCGATCTTGAAAATAGCCTAAATAAGGCAATTGACGATGCTCTCTTGGAGAGAAACAAGCCTGAATTTAAAAAGGTAAAAGGATTTCACCCTAGCTACACCAATCAGTGCGCTAGATATTGGTATTACTTGTTTGAGGGAGTGAGTGTCACTCCAGACTTTAGGGCGCAAACGCTTCGGATTTTTGATAACGGTCATGCTGTTCACGATAGACTATATGGTTATTTTAGGGAAATGGGTGTTCTTGTTCAAGAAGAGATTCCCGTTACTTATTCGTCTCCCCCAATCGAGGGTACGGCTGATGGAATTATTAATTGGCATGGCGATAAGTTGATTGAACTAAAGTCAATCAGTTCTGAAGGCTTTCATTATAGAAAACTTCATAACAAGCCGAAAGACGAGCATTACCGTCAGGCTCAAATTTACATGGAGTGTCTAAACTTAGACGGCGGTTTTGTAATATATGAATGTAAAAACAATCAAGAGATTCTTCCTCTTTATATAGAGAAAGATCAAGCTTTTATTGATAAATTGTTTAAGAAATATAGAGATATTTATGGGAATTACACTAGCGGTACTATCCCTGACAGACCTTACAAGAGAACATCTAAGCACTGTGCTGATTGTAATGTGTCTTCTTTATGCTGGGGAGAGAGTGGTTAATGATGAAAACAGGATTTGTAATAATCCGGACTGTAAAAAACATTTTGTAGCTAAAGTTTATAATAGTATCTACTGCTCCCCGGAGTGTAGGAAGATTATCACTAATAAAAAATTATTAGAAAATTATTACGAAAAAAAGGCTAACAAAGATAAAAAAAGAAAGTGCAAGACAAAAGAATGCATTACAACTTTATCTCGGTATAATAAAGAAAATATTTGCGAGAGGTGTAAGCGTGAAAGGTATGTTAAAAGACTAGTTGGCTGGGGCTGGGATGAATCTCGTATCAGGGATGGTCTAGATTGAGCCTCAAAAATATTGTACACACAAATGACAAAGTCATTCTATCTATCGACCCCTCGTCACATTCGCTTGGCTGGGCTGTAATTGACTTCAACAATGGACTGAGATTGCTGGACTGCGGTAAGATTAAATTTACAAAAACTAATGATATTAGCATAAAGTTTAATGAAATTAATTCCGGGATACAGGCTGTCTGTAAGAAGCACAATCCATCAATTGCGGTGATAGAGCAGTCTGTATATATCCAAAATTTCCAGACTAGCAGGGTGATATCTTATATCATAGGTTACTCATGGGGAATCGTACAGATGTACTGTCGGAAAGTTATGGATGTAAACCCTATCTTATGGAAGCGGGGTATTGGTTATAAGAATATCTCAAAAGAGGACAAGATTTTATTAAACACTGAGTCTAAGAAAAAGAAGGAAAGAAAAGATCGGGTTCGTGAAATTGTGGTAGACTATTTTGCAATGTCCGATGACGATCTGTCTGACGATGATATTGTAGATGCAGTAGGGATAGGTTTATGGTATTACTTAATGGCGGTTTCAAATGACTCTAGAGCCTTATAAGGATAAGTCTTGGCTGTACGAGCACTATGTCAAGAAGAGAATGAATCTAACTGATATAGTCAAAGTTCTTAAGCAAACTTATAATATAGAAATAAGTCCGCAAGGGTTGTATAACTGGTGCAAGAAATATGATTTATTAAAGTTTAGAGGGAAGGGGAGAAATCTTGCTGTTACATCAAAAAGACCAAAGTCTCCAATGCAACAGGAGTCGGAGCGCAGGAAGCGTGATTTGCGAAAGCAAAGAGATCGTAAAAAGAAAGGCATGGGTTTATAATGCAGCGTAAAGTGTCCTCGTCAGACCTCGCCGTCTTTGCTGAGTTGGATATGATTTACAACCAAGCAAGGATTATTGAGGCAAACCAGAATAAAACAAAATACAAATGTCTCGGCTCGGGGAATTGCTGTACCATTGGTTTAACAATTCATATGGCTGAGTGTGCCAATATTGCTTTTAGAATAACCCAGCAATATTATTTAGACATTGAGAGTAAAGGCAAGGAATACGCCGACGATTGCTTTGACAAAATCGTATCTGCCCTCAAGGGTGCTATGTATGATGATACATGGATCTTTGGCGGTGAAACCAAAAGAAAATGTGCTTTCTACAAAGACGGATGCACAATTTACGGCTTTAGACCTCTCGTATGCCGTAGTTACGGAGCTTTTGTTGGAGTAGATGATGTTTGCCCGAGGGAAAGAAATGTTTACAATAATGTTGACTTTTATTCGGGGACCCCAGTTGAGAGTATGGTTAGGAGTTTTCAGAACGCACTGTCAAAATATTCGGAAGATAAAGATTCAGGATACGATGTTGTGGTGTATATGCCATTAGGTGTTTTAAGCTTTCTTCTTTCACCTGAGGAACTAGATGAGCTGGCGGATAAAACTGATGACAGAATGTGGAAAGCAGTTGAGGGGTGGTTTAATTATCGTGTTGAGTATACGAAAGTTCACGGGCTCCCTATTCCTAAATTAAGAGAAGCTGCCGAGAGAGCTGGGAAGCAAATAGCGTTTCAAGTTCAAGAATGATACTTTGGTCTGACAATCAATCATCTCCGCTAAGCGTTGGGTATGGCTATACGCCAGATCGCCTCTTTGATCAATTATCAAAGACTGGCTTGCCTATAAGGCGAAATAATTCAACTGCCCCAGCGGAGATTGTCCCAATTACCAACGACTTGTCGCTTGGCTATTTCAAGACGACTGGGCCGTCTGACGATATAATCATAAACCATTCCCTGCCCGAGTTTTTTGTAGAATCAACAACTTATTCAATTGGCTTTACATTCTGGGAGACAAATCGTCTCCCAGATTCATGGGTTCAGGATTGCAACAGGATGTCTGAGGTATGGACTTGTTCAACATTTATGCGCGATGTGTTTATTAACTCTGGAGTCAAAGTTCCTCTGTATGACTTTAAACTTGGCGTTGACCCGGAAATTTTTTATCCAATAAAAAGGGTGAGGAAAAATCCATTTACTTTTTTAAGCATAGGCTCCCCATCTACTCGTAAGAACTCTCAAATGTCCGTTGATGCTTTTATAAAAGTTTTTGGAGGTAAAGACGGATACCGTATGATATATAAATCGAACGGACCAGCAGACGCTCGCAACTTTACTGGCGGAATGAGGAGTGCATTGAAGCACCCTCAGATTGAAATAATAGATTGGGAAGTTCCTGTTGAGGAGCTCGGCAGGATCTATGATCTTGCTGATTGCTTGCTGTATCCGACCAGCGGTGAGGGGTGGGGGAATATTCCATTTCAGGGGATCGCCAAAGCAATTCCTACCATATGCACTAATGCGACTGCCTGCGAAGAATACGCTGAGATGTCGGTCCCTTTGGACTACACTTGGTCCACTGAGAAAATGACTGGCTTATACGAAGGTGCAGGTATGTGGGCAATGCCAAGTTTTGATGATTTGTGTGATAAAATGTTATATGTAACTAATCACTATGAAGAGGTATCGGAAAAAACATACTCTTCGGCTGTATATATAAATGAAAATATGACTTGGCAAAAAGTTGCAAAAGGATACTCAGATAGATTATGTCAGATATTGAACATGTAAGGCAAAAGAGTTTAATAGAGAAAATTAAAGATGTAGAGCAAGTTGGTATTTTGCATGTAAAAGGATATTCCATGCGTGAGATATCAACATTAATGTCTCTAAATATAAATGATATTAAATCTTATATTGAAGAATATAAGATGATATTGAATCAAACAATTCAAGAAGACCCATTTTTTCTTGAAAAAGTACAATTCAACACAATGAAAGCTTTGACTGAATTTGATGAATTAAGCAAAGAGGCTTGGGAAACAATAAACATAGCAACAGATAATGGAATGGTTGCTGCAAGGATACAGGCGATTAAGCTCGCTGGGGATCTTGCAACCAAGAAGGCTCAGCTTCATAAACTGATGGGTGGCAATCAAACTGACGGTGAGTACATCGCCAGAATGCAGAAGGCGGAAAGTGTCAACCAGATATTGTCAAAAATTCTTAGAGATGTAATCTCAAAACACCCTGCCATTGCGGAAGAAGTTCGCAAGGAACTTGAGATTGCTTTTGAAATAATGGGTAATGGCTCGGCTAAGCCAAGTCGATCCAGCATGTCAGATGCCATAGAGACAGAAGAAACGGAGGAGACATATGAATAAGTGCCAGAATTTGAGACCGCTTTTTAGCGCCTATGCGAAAAAACGCCAGAATTTGAGACCGCTTTTTGCCTCCTTAAGGGTCGCTTCATAGATGTCTGACTTTCTTGGCGTTAACCTTAATTATGCCGACTTTGATCGCTTATTAAGACAAGATGAATTCATGGAAGAACCTGTTTCTATAGAAGTATTTGTTCAGGATAAACATTATCTTGGACTCCCTCCTCTATCGGAAATTCAGCTTGAGATAGTAAAGCATAGCACACAGATTTTCAAAGAACACACTTTAATAAGATTATATGGCGAAGAAATTGGTCGTGAAATATATAAGAAGTATACAGATAATGAAGTGATTTGTATGCTCGGTAAGGGATCCGGTAAAGACCATTGTGCTCGTATATCAATGGCATACACTGTTTACTTATTGCATTGCCTAAGAGATCCTCTTGGATATTATGGTAAAGCTCACGGTGTATATATTGACTTGTTGAACCTTGCTGTTAACGCTCAGCAAGCACAAAGGGTATTCTTTGAACCATTAAAAAACCTTTTACTTTCCTCTCCGTTTTTTAATAATGTTGGATTTGAACCTAGAGTATCAGAAATATTTTTCTTTTCTCGGCCCGTAAGATTATTCTCTGGTCACTCTGAATCTGAAGGCTGGGAAGGTTATGAAGTAATGACAGTTATATTAGATGAAATATCAGCATTTAAAACAGATAGCGAATTGAAGGGCGAAATAAGATCTAAAGGATCAGCATCCGCTATTTATAACATGAGTAAGTTATCAGTGATGTCTCGATTCCCAGAAATAGGTAAAGTCATTCTATTGTCATTCCCCAGATATAAGGGAGACTTTATTCAACAAAGATATTTTAGCTCTAGAGAAAAGAATGAGCCTAAAACTTGGTCAATTAAAGCAGCAACATGGGAAGTTAACCCGACTATTAAAAGAGAACAATTGGAATCTGAATATATTAGAAACCCAATTGAGGCGGCTTCAAGATTTGAATGTGAACCACCTACAATGGAAGATGCATATTTTAGAGATGAAAATTTAGTAAGAAAAGCATTTATGTATGCGGATGATCCATTGGATGAAGAAGGCCGATATAAAAAATGGTTTAACAATACTGATGGTTTTCAAAGGTACATTCATATAGACCTTGGTTTTAAAAGAGACAGAACGGCATTGTGTATGACACATTGTTCCGGGTTTAGAGAAATAACTACTTCAATGGGCGTAGAGAAACTGCCTGTTGTTAATGTTGATTTAATTCATTCATGGAAAGCTGAGCCGGGTGAAGAGATAAATTTTGCTTCAGTTAGGCAATTAATAGTTGATCTCTGTAGAAGGTTTGATGTAGCTAAAGTAACATTTGATAGATGGCAATCTATTGAAATGATCCAGAGCCTTAGGTCTCAAGGAGTAAATGCAGATTTTCATAGCGTTAAGAAAACAGATTATGATACCTTAATGACGGCTATATATGATACAAGATTGCGCGGTTATTGGAATAACATATTGGTTGAAGAAGAGCTTTTAAAATTAAGATTGTTTAGTAATAATAAAATAGATCACCCCAATGCCGGCTCTAAAGACCTAGCAGACGCTCTAGCAGGCTCTGTATTCCATTCTGTTCAGAATATAGCAATGGAGCAAGATGTTGAAATAGAAATACTTGGTTTTGATATTGATAGTGAAAAATATGATGATATAGAGGATTACGGCACAGTATCGGTGTACAATTCTAATCTAGGCGGGTTTGTTCCTGGCTATGGTGCAAAGAAATATACAGCAGAGGAGGTGGGGATATGGATGGAGAACATATAGATAACGGTATTGATGTGAATGATATAGTAAAGGTGCTGGCTGAAAAGATTACCGAGCTGACAGTGCAAAACGCAGTTCTTATTGCTCAAGTGAAATCTTTGAGTAAAAAAGATTAATTTTTTTCTGAAAGTAGCACAATCTGTAATAAATGATGATAGATTGTTCTCAAGCCAGCCGGCTGTACAACACAAACAACATAGGAGTGCGTTATGCAAATTAAAGAAGCAAGTATGTTCCCAGTAATCTCAAGAACAGGCAGAACATCTGCCGAATTGCAATTGATCATTGATACAATTAGCCTATCTAGTAAGAGTGGAAAGCCTTATTCAATTGAAGGAATTCAAGCAGGTAAGAAATATAATTCCATGCAGCAGAGAATCCGCGCTCAGGCAAAGAAAATGGGCCTAGATGTATCAATTCATTTTGACAAATCAAATGAAACACTTTATTTTAAGGTCAACAATACCTCAGAATTTGAGACCACTATTGACCCAAAAGGTAGTGTGTCTAATTCTTCTAACATTGATAATGTCAAGACTGTTACTCGCAAAAGAAAATAATCTAAATAAAAAAGAGGGCTGAGGCATCTCAGCCCTCTTTTTTTATGTATAATAGACCTTATGCCTACATATGAAACGCAGCAAATAGAAATTACCAATGATCAACTAAAGAAATGGAATGTTCTTTTCGCCATTCCTTGTTATGATCAACAAATAACCGAACCATGCATGATGTCTTTGATAAAAACATTGATGTATTTTAGAGATCATGGTATGAAATTTGCGGTCTCAACTATAACTGATTCTTTAATCAATAGAGCTAGAAACAACATCGCAGCAAAATTTTTAGCAAATGAACAGTTTACACATATCATGTGTATTGACGCAGACATATCGTGGGAGCCGGAAGATATATTAAAGATGCTATGGCACGATAAAGAGATAATTACTGGCGCTTATCCGATAAAGACTATTAATTGGGACAAAGTAGTTAGTGATGTAAAAAAGGGAATCCCCGCTGATGAGTTGGCAAAAAGAAGCGTTAGGTTTGTTGTTAACGCAGCTAAAGATAATGCAGTTTTAAATGTTGAAAAAGGCGCTATCGAAATATTTGATGCGGGTACTGGGTTTATGCTTATTAAAAGAGAAGCGTTTGAGAAGCTTATTGATAAGTACCCAAATCTTAAGTATGATGATGATACTGGTTCACTTACTGAATCAGAGCGTAAATGGACTTATGCATTTTTCAATTCTTATATAGATGAGCACAGGAATAGATTCCTGTCAGAGGATTATGGATTCTGTAGATACTGGCAAAACATTGGCGGTAAAGTATGGGTAGAGCCAGGTATTACTCTTGGTCATCTTGGTCGTATGAAATATACTGGATCAATGATGACATTCATAGAAGAGAATACGGTACAGAGTTAAAATCTGAAATTGAATTACAAAATTCAATTTATCCTAAATAAGTGAGACTTGAGAAAAATATATACTCAATTTGATATAAAAAAAGAAAAACATAGGCGTAGTTCATATATTGATTAATTTATCATAGCCTTTGTTTGCTGAAGGAATATATACTCAATTTATCCTTATATTACATTCACAAACGTTCCGGCAATATAAGCTATATTATACGCTATATTGCGCACAATGCTGATCGCAATACTGGCCCTTATGTTGGTCGCTATATTGTTCGCTATGTTACACACTATGCTGATCGCGATCATGGCCTGATCTATACATGCTAAAATGTTTCAATGTATATATCGATAGATTAATTCCGCTACTAATTGGGCCATTAATAAATGTTTATTAGCGTGTGACTTGACACACTAATTGCGCTATGATAGGCTTCATTAGTTCTCAGATTATTAGTCAGATATAGCGTATAATATAAGATATAACATATAATATAATAAATAGTATATTCATCTCTATTAGAAAGGTATTGCTAATGACATTAGTATATTCTACTTCACACGATATGGTAAAAGATTTGGTACAAGATATTAGTGAATACAATGATATTCAGAATAAAGTGCTTGGTATAGAAATTAGTTTTGGTAGTCAAGACTTTGGTACTATTACTCATTTCAAACAAACATATACTGGTTATGAAACTACTATATCTGCTATAACAGATAAAGATTATGAGTTTGACCTAGATGACTTATTGTCATTTATTTGGCGAATAAATATGAAGAATGCTGGTAAAGAAATAGTTTACCCTGACGGTACAGATTATTCTAAAAGAAAGTTTGGTTCTCAAAGAAAAGCAAGAACATCTGCTATTACTGGGCTTTCGCAAATACATCCATCTCACTACATCAAATAATAAACAGAAAGGTAAAACATATGACAAAAGTAAATGTACTAGACATTGCTGATAGAATTGTATCTACAACTAATGTCCGCAATAAAAATAGCAATATAGTTATTGACCGTGATCCAAATTATGTTTCTAATACTAGAAAAGTAAATATTAATAGTATAAATAATTTGCTTCGTAATCCAAATGGTAAAGCAATTGTAGAAGCAAAGTTTGATGTATCTCTTGATACATATGAAACTGCTACTGAAATAGAAATGATGAAGTCTTTACTTCGTATAAAGTGTGTTAGATATTCCAGTAGAGGTAAAGTATATGATCTTGCTAATGATCATTTATTTCGCCGTCTAAAAAGATTAGAGCAAATAAAAGTTGTTGTATCATTACTACAATATGATATTACTGTTGTTGTTGATGGGTATGAAGAATTACCTACACAATCTAATATTGATCAACTAAATCAATTGATCAAAAAAGAAGAAATCAAAGCAATTAAAACAAAAGTCGATATTGACAATAATATCGCCAAGATGGCAAGATTAAAATAATTAAAAGAAAGGTTTAGATAATGGATAAACTTCAAAGAAATCAATTATTTAATGAACTTGAAAAAATAACTAGTGTAATGAATATTCCATTTGCTAGACAAAAAGATTGTTCATGGTTGCTAAAAAATGTTGCTATAAACAATGAAAATGAAAAACAAATTAAGAAAGTAATTACTATTTGTCAACTTCTAATGAAAGGTGAATAAATGGCTACTTGTATATATTGCTCATCTATATTTATTGATGAAAGATATGACGCAGGTTATGAATATTGTTTAGATGAAAGATGTCAAAAAATTGGTCTTGATGTCTCAGAAAGAGCATTTCGTAAAATATATACTCCGGCTTTATTACATAAAAGTAATTATTTCTGGGTTAAGAAAACAGAGTTAAAATCATTAAATGTCCGTTCGGATATTTTAGAACAACGAGATTAAGAAGGAGATAAAAATGGGATGGTTAGATGATCTATTTAATAATAACAATAAGCCTGAAGATATTAGGCCAGTAATAAAAATGAAGGCTATAAATAATAATTACTCAGATAGGCCATATGATTGGAAATTGGATGTAGATATAAATCCAGACTTCCGTATGTGGGAAAAAGAATTCCAAAACTATTAAAGGAGATAACAGCATGTTTAATAATAAATTAATAAAAGAAACAGATAGTGGTAAATATATTATCTTGTTAGAAAGAATGTGGTTAGTGGAGAATGATAAAGAAAATGATGGTTATACTCCAAGACCAGTTCCTAATAAATATTTTAAATTCGTGTTCTTAGGTTCAATTAATGAATACCTAAACACTGATTACAATATAACAAAATACGTTAATGATGATCAATCAAAGTTAAAATTTGTTAATAAAAATAAATTCGCAATCCAAATAACGTATCCATATCTTGGTACTGATGACAGCAAACTAGGTAAAGAAGTTATTTCTTTATATCTAGTAAAGCATGATGATAGTGTTGTCCATTATCAAAGAATATGGGAAGAACTATAGAAAGGAGAAGTTATGATTCACAATATTGAATCTTTAAATCTAGGATATTTAGATGAAAAATCTAAATTAGTTATTATGAATACATTAAATGATTTAAACAAAGCAATTATAGAAGCTGAAGTTGAATTGTTAAAAACTGATATTGAAATTTATGAAATGACATTAGACAAATAAAGGAGAGTGTCTTGAGTAAAATTAAAGTATTGAAATGGGTAAAGCATAAAGCTGAACCTCAGTATTATTGGACTAAAAAAACAGGTTGGATTAAAAAGAATGTACCTGATGAATATTGGAAAATAGAAGAAATTGGAAAGGTTGAAGAAAATGATTGATTATCTATATCTAGGCCCCACGCCTAGTGATGAAAATTGTGCTCAAGTTGGTGATGATAATTTTCGTGAACAATGTAATAAAGAAATGGAAATGTACATTGATCAACTTAAAAGATTGTTTCCAGAAGTCGCAGGGTATAAGGGAATGCGATTTAAAAAGCATTGGCAACAACATGATTTTGGTTCTTATGGTGAAGTTGTCATTACATATAATGATGAAGATGAAGAAGAAAGCACTTTAGCATTAAGAATCGAATGGAATCTTCCTAGAAAATGGGATGAAATAGCAATTAAACAAACAACAAACATAACAGGAGGAAAGTAATGAAAACACTAGAAGAAAAGCAATTTGCAGGTATTATTGAAAAAATTAATAGTGCAGTAAATTATGAATTTGATTCAAAATTTGCTGTAGTTTACGGTGTAATTATTGACAAAGATCTATCTATTACTATGGAAAAGATTGATGCTGCTGGTGATGTTTATGATCTAATTGATGTAGACAATACAACTTTGATGAGTCAAGTCAATAATTATGATATGATTACAATCGCTACTTGTGGTTGGGCAGCGCCTATTACTTCAGATGATGATGAAGATAATGATGTTGCTCCATCTCAACATCCTCAAAAGCGCAGAGTTAGACTTGTAACTTCTGCTAATATTAATGGTCAATCTGGTAGTACAATTTTGTTTCAAGATGACATTGAGAATCCAGTTTATGATTATGGTAATGCTAAAGGTTCTCTTGCTGATGCCATTACTCATGTCCTTAGCGTTGCTAAAAACAAAAAATAATAAGTACAATTAAGCATAGATCATGGGGCTACTGAATACTCAGTAGCCCCATTTCTATATCTCGAGAAAGGTATTGATTATGAATTATGTTGAAGAGATAGAAAAATATGCCAAAATGGCAACAACTAAACCTGAAGACTTTGGTTATTGGGGTAATGAAGATATGTTTGATACTTGGGGTTTTACTAATATTGATCAAAACCCTTCCTCTGACATACTAGAAAAAGCAAACTTTAAATACATTGTTAATGATTTGATGGGAAGCTTCCCTGAAGATTATAGAATTGAAACATATAATCATTGGCTTGTTGGTTCGGTTGATAGATTAACTTGTCGTATTTATGAAGAAGATAGAAAGACTATTGCATTACCATTTGTTTTCGCAATGGAATGGTTAGATAAATTGTCCGATTATCCAGTTGCTGATGAAGATACATATGATGAAATGCTCCGTAATGACTCTGTTGAAAGTATTGAGTTCTGGGAAAGTATTAACCCGGGCTATATAAATACTAATGAGCACAAAGGTTGGTCTGAAGAAGTTCTTCATGAATTAGAAGTGAATATGGATATAGATGTTAATGGCTCAGGGTTTAATGATATCGATATTCTTATGGCAATTTATAATTTACAATTATGGAGTGCTCAAGGTTATCAAAAATGGTTTGAATTCTGTGATCAAAACAATTTAGAAAGACCACAGTTTTTAATAAATGAAATGTCCAAATATGATGAGACTCAACCGGAATTGGAGTTTAAATGAGCACAGAATATGAAGTAATTTACAATGTCCAGGAGAGTGAAAATATTCAGTATGAAATATGTATTGAATATGAAACCTCAAGTCTCGAGGAATTGATTTCTGAAATTAAAAGTTTAACAACAAAGCAATCATTATCTCGGCTTGAATATTTAGTAAATCGCCCAGTCTCATTGGATAGCGAAATAGAAGCCATATATGTTGGTATTATCGATATCGGTATTGATGTTGATG